CCTCCTTAGAGGCAGTCTCCCCCGGTGTCCCCCACCTGGTCTGCCAGTTCGCCCGGTTAGCCGCGCTTAGGCGACGCGCCGTTGGGCTGGTGTGAAGGGCTCGTAGAGAGCCCCAGACTAGGTGAAGATCCACCGGGGGGGAACCCTTGCGGGTCATGCCCGTATTGGGACCCGACAGTGCGAGCAGCGCTTGCCTGTTGGGGGGCTAGGGCTTCTTCCAGACGACCTCTGGGATCTTGTTCACCTGACCGGTTTACCGGGCAGGATCCTAGAGACCTGGTCGTCCTTGCCTTCCGCGGTGTTGGTTGACCATGATTGACCGACTCCCAAACCCACGTGCCATGATTCCTAGCAGAGCGAGGGCTACAACGAGGTTTATCTCGTGTTGGCTGTCTCTCTCCACTAGTAGTCGGGCTCCTAACAGGAAGGAGCTGGCTCTTTACGACAGGTGGACTCTAATCCGCCGGATCGTGGAGTGGGCGAGGGGGGAGTACTTTGGTGCTCCTTCCGCGGGACCGTCCCGGCACTTCTCCCGACTCCTGGATAGGATCGGAAGGGTGCTGGTGGCTCAGGGTGCTCCTGGTGCTATCCTTTGGATTAAGCGCCGTCGGGCTGAATACCTGGGTTACCTGGCATCCGACCCGTCCTCCAAGCAGGGAAGGAGGTTCCGTAACAGGCTGATTAGTCAATTCGGGAGGTCGCAAGCTCGAGTTCTGCTGAAAAGGAGGTCTCCGGTTATCCGGATGGTCCTCACAGCTCTCACATCGCTGCGGTCTCTAAGTCTCCCTGTAAAGGTAGACCTTACGACTATTACTAATCCCTCTACCGGGACTCACCAGATCCCCTGGGCGGATTATGTTCGCTCCTTTTGGAACGAGCTCCGCCGGGGGGGGAAGGTGCCGGCAGCCTGTAGTGTCCTTTGGACTGAGTTTCATTTCACCGCCAAGAGGGGCCCTAACGGTCCCGCTCTTTGGAGTGCTCTGTCTGACCTCGTCTCCCTTCCGGGGACTCTGTTCGAGAG